TGAATGCCACGATTCTCCGTGACGAGGTATTTAGCAGCGAACGATATCGTCCTCTCTGCATATATCACCCATCTGAACTTCAATTGCAATCAAAGTTTCAGTTAGATGAGTATTCGTGATCTTGTGCATTGCAAGTTTTGGTACATGGAATGACTCGCCTTTACGAACAGTAAAGATGTTGCCATCAACAATAACTTTGCCTTCGCCTTGCACAATCGTCCAATGTTCACTGCGATGATTGTGATATTGTAGAGAAATGGCCTGATCTGGCAAAATCTCTAGCTTCTTTACCTTGTAGCCTTGATCAACATCAAGGACGAACCAACGACCCCACGGCCGAGAAGCACCATCAAGATACTTTCTAGAAGCTACAATGTCTTCTAGCACTTTATGAAAATCGTCATAATCACTTCTTGTCATATCCACTCCAATCTCGGTTTACTATTATATTGTTTGTTGAAAACGAACCAGGCAAAAGCTAACATACCACCGCCGCCATTAAATCCAACTCGTTCTCCGAAAACATAGCAGCATTCTAACATATTAAGGCTGTAAAGTCTATCTCTTCTTTCTTTGCCCTCAAGAAAAGATAGCTTGTTAAAGATACAGACTTTCTTACTAGCCAGATTGAGAGCATGAAGAGTAAACTTTGTTCCAATCTTGAACGGTGGATTAGTAACAATATTTTCGGCCTCTCGTCTGCTGTTTAGAAAGTCAAAATGATTGTCCCCATAACCACGATCAATAAGATCGGTAGCATAAAAATTGCTGTAACCATAATGTTTCAATCGTTTGCAGATTGCACCATCACCACATGCTGGTTCCCAGATTTCACCTTCAAACTTTTCACGATCTAGCAAAGCATCGATAGCCCAATCAGGAGTCGCATAGAAGTCATCCTTCTCACGATTTGGATTACCTGAACCTGCTAGTCGTGTAAATTGTTCTAAACTCATGCGAAAAAATCTTCCAAAGAACTTACATGCTCAGTCTTCCAACCGATACTATCAAGAATAATCTTCAATGGTTCCACGAAAGACTTGTTGAACTGTGTATTATAGTCAATGTACTTCTTAATGTCAAGTTCTTCTGGCAAAATGCCAGTGAACGAAATGACATTAGACTGAATAGTATTTGGTTCAATCAGATAGATGAATTTGATCTTCTCACCTTCTTTGATCAACTGATACTTCTTTTCTAGCTTCTTGGACTTGATGAGATGATTGTATATCAAAGATCCGCGAACATGAATAGGACAACCTTTGCCAAATAGTGTCTTGACATCCGAGAATTTTTCTAGACCGTTAACGCCGCGAGGAAATGCAATCTCAGGAATGTCAGCAGACTTGAACTCGGTCTGAGTTTGTTCAATGAAGCGAATAACCTCATCTTCTGTTCCAGACAGAATAACGTCAATTGCTTGCCAAAGCTTTTCACGACAGAAAGATGGAGTGGAAGACTTGATCATCTCAAGACCCATCACCTTAACTTTCGGCTTTGCATACTCAACACCTTCGTTGTTATAAACATTCAGAATGTAACGCTTCTTAGCTGTCCAAATACCTTTATCGGCCAAAGCCTCGCGCTTCATTTGCATCTTTTGTTCGTAGGCATTAATATATCCAGCAAGTTCAGCATAAGCTTTGTCAATAAACGGTTGAATGCGATCTTCACACGCCTTGTCCATGAACTTGATGATTTCTCTTGTATCAGCATTAGGCTTCTGCTTAACAATAGTCTCGCTGACCAGTTTATCAAGTGAGAGGTAAATAGAATCCGTGTCCGACGCAATAACATAGTCTGCATCCTTTGTCTTTAGAAGTTTGTTGAGATATTCATTAATCTTCTTCTCAATCCAACGAATAGACAACTGACCTGCGGTCGTAATACCAGAAGCTTGTCTGATATCAAAGTATCGAAAGTACTGATTGCCCAAAGCGCCATAAGCTGAGTTTAGCGAAACTTTCTTAGCCAATTGAAGATTATTGAACCGAGCGATTCTTTTTTCGATTTCATATTTTCTTGTTGGATCCGTTTCGCGTTCAACTTCTTGTTTAGCTGCGAGAGCTTTCTTCTTGTACGCAGACCTATCATTATACATTTTCTCCATGATCTCTGGCAAAAACCCATGACGCTCTTTTGTGAAGAACTGTCCATTAGGAGTTAGCGTGGCATCAGCCGTTTGTAGAACACTGGTATTTATTTCTTGATTCAGAAGATTGTCCACAGAAATATGATTGCGAGAAACAAACTCTCGTAATGTTCCATCATAGTGTTCTGGCTCAATGATAGTGTCAGGAGAAATGTTGTATTGCATGATCAAGTGCGGATACAGACTGTTCAAGTCGAATGAAGCGACCCACTTGTGCATACCAAGAATCGGATCTTTCACGAATGCACCTTCATATGCAGAATCTTTAGAATGCTTGACAATTGGATCAACTACTACATTCTTCTTACGAAGATGATTATACACGATAGCATCCCACATACGCACTTGTGAGAATGCGTCAGTATAATTCGTCTTGGAATCATACGCAAGAGTAAGAACCAATTCAATCAGTTTCAACTTTTCATCAATGCGCTCAACAAGTTCAACGTCACGAATGTTGTACTCAATGAATAGCTGATAGTTGTCCTTGTAGAGTGTATGAAGATTGCCGTACTCTTCGTATGAAAGTTTACGCTCACCAACTTCTACGTTAGCAATAGCATCAAGCTTATACGATTCTTGAGACTGACCACCAGGAGCAAACTTTCTATACATTGCAATATAGTCAAGAACAGCAATGCCCATCACATCATAAATCTGTTGGTCGTTACCGCGCATATTAGTTACACGGCGCTCATTAACGATACTCCAAGGCGAGAGACGCTTTGCCGCTTCTTCACCAAGAATTTTCTTGATGCGATTAACGAGATAGGGAATATCAAACATCTCTACATTCCATCCAGTTATGATATCTGGATAGTTGAATGTCCACTCATCAAGAAACTTCTTGATTAGATCAATTTCATCTCTACAATGAATATACCAAACATCATCGCGCTTGTTATCAAACTTGCCGCAACCCAAGACAATGAACTTGCCTTGATTGTTCTTCATAGTAATAGCGGTAATTGGTTCGTTTGCGTGTTCTGGTTCTGGAAATCCATTCTCAGAACCTACCTCAATATCAATGTTTGTTACAGTGATATGTGATAGATCCCAGTCAATGTCATCTGAGAAATGATCGGAGATAAAAGTATATTCATACTTCTGATTGCCGTAGATTTTGAAGTTCTCAACTTCTTTATACTGCTCTACGAAATCTCGGGTTTCACGAATGTTGCCAGGTTTCATTTCGGCCATGGCATCACCAGAAACAGAAGTAAATCCCGTATGAACTTTTGAGGGAACGTACAGGGTTGGAAAATAATCAATCTTTCGCTTGACTTTTCTTCCGTCTTCTACACCGCGATACAGAATGCGCGAACCATAGACTTGAACATTAGTATAGAAAGAAGCCATTAAATACCCTCATCAAACAAAAAAAGCGGTAGCGCAAGAACACTACCGCTTTGCGTAAGCATTATTATACATCAACTCTGAGGCAAAATCAACCCTGAATTTGGCTGAATAATCTTTGAGAACATCGATTCATAGTTGGCAACAAATTCCTTGACAGGATTCATCATTACCACAACATGAGTCTTGTTAAGATCAAATGTCACATCATCGGTAAATTCTAACCAAGGACCAAATCCAATCTGAGGAGATGCTTTAGCATCGTATTGCATAGAAGCTTTTGGTGGAATTAGCGTTACTCTTGCAGGATACTTTATCTTGATCGACTCTTCGTTTTCGGAAACGATCTCGGCCAAAATGTTTTCTCCAGATAAAAGCTTAAATAGCTTAATGTTCTTTGTCATCATTCAAACTCCGCCATAAAATCAAACACGCCAACTGTCATCCACTTTGTAGGAATGTATGTCAGATTCGAACCTGACTCAGACTTATAGACATACTTGTTATCATAGTCCATAACCTTGGCCAGCTTTTCCCACTTGCCATCATACTCACGCTGCTTCCATGCAGTCTCAAGAATATTCATTACAAAACTCCAATATTAATTAAACTTTGTGCCGTTCATTTTTTCTTCTGTTGTGACGAATACGATCTTCTCGGAATCGTCTGTATAGTATACAGGGTTTAGTCCTGCTTGTCTATACTCTTCTGCCCATTTGAGTGCAACATGAAAGTTGCTTTCTGGACCCATAATCTCTGCTGCTTGTCGGATAATCTCTTCGGAAATAGTTTGATAAGCCATAATGCTATTCCTTCTTTTTGTTTAACTCCTCTAGAAATCCTCGCATAAAGTTCTCATAAAAATCAGGCGTGTTTTTTAACACTTCAGCCCAAAACCTGCCCATGTCTTCTGCATGTTCAGTCATGTAAGTTCTTAGCATAGTTTCGTTGTATTTCCAACCCAACATTACCAAACACCATCTTCAATCAATGAGGCCGAACCTTCGTTTACAAGTTTACTAATACAATCATCACAGATGTTACCAGTATGATAATGATTGTTCTTCTTCAAGATATACCTTTGCATGTCATACTGCATTGAACCATAGTGACCAAGTATGTAGTAATCTTTATTCTTGAGATATAAAGTTGCAGCGCATCCAGCCGCTTGATCATCCATCATTGGAAAAGGAACAAACTCAGTATTACATGTGTTACATTTCATGTCCATAAACTCTGATAGTATTTGCCGAATAGTCGAAGACCATTGTTGATACGCTTCTGGATAGCTTCGCGTTCTGCAAAGGCTTCGTCAGTCCAACCACGATGACGATCATAGATTTCTAAGTCCCATTCGTCATCTCTGATTTTCTCAAACG